ATTGGCCATGTCCCTGAGTCACGCCGAATTCTTGCAGTCGCTGTTGAGCATGTCCGATTAAACACAAAGAGAGGCAACCGATGAGAACCAATTCCCGAGTCACAATGCAGCACCGCGAACAAGTGATGTTCTACCTTAAGAACGAGGGTTTCCTGTGTGGGTACACCAAGACAGGATTCATTGGGGTAGACGATGACGGCATTGTCATTCAATGCACCCCGTACCGCACAAGCGCACAGATACGGCACAACACCACCCGCAGGATTCGCGAGGAATATGTCAGGAAAGTGCCAACTACCGATTGGTTTACTCGCATCATTGACGAGTTGACACAGTGGGCAAACGATCCTAAAGCAGTTGTTCCATCACGCGTATTGCAGTCATCCAATCGACCAGTGCCATCGAAGGTTAAAGCGTGAACCCATATAAGGTTGAGCCGCCGTTTGTGATGTCATTTAGCGGTGGGCGCACCTCAGGCTATTTGTTGCGAATGGTGCTTGATGCATGGGAAGGAAAGTTGCCTGATGGTGGAGTTGTCATGTTTGCAAACACTGGGCGTGAACACGCCAAGACCCTAGACTTTGTTAAGCAGGTTGAACGGTGGTGTCCGATAGTGTGGATTGAATACAGGATTGAAACACCAAAGTTTGCCGTTGTTGACAGCAAAACAGCCAGCCGTAACGGGGAGCCGTTTGCTGCGTTGGTTGAATCAAAGAAGTACCTACCAAACCCCGTAGCGCGATTCTGTACATCTGACCTCAAGGTCATTCCGATGCGACGCTATATGGAATCGATAGGGTTTCCTGACTACACCACCATTCTTGGCCTACGCGCTGACGAGCCGCGCCGCGTTTCCAAATTGCGAAACGACCCAACCCGCGACATTGCCATGCCACTTGCAGATGCAGGAGTTGACCGGGAAGCCATCATCAACTGGTGGGAAGCAAATGACTTTGACCTTGAATTGCCAAACAACGACCCAGCGTTTGGAAACTGCGACTTGTGCTTTCTGAAAGGCATGGCGCGTGTTGAGCGCGTTATCCGCAAACAGCCCGAATTGGCTCAGTGGTGGATTGACCAGGAAACGCGGGTAGGTGCGCGGTTTCGCAAAGACCGCCCTACCTACCACCAAATCCAAACTCAAATTACTGAGCAGGGTGTCCTGTTTAACGAGTCAACAGACGATCACACTATTCCATGCGATTGCACTGATTAAGCCATGAAACACGCCAACCTGCCGCATCACCTGTATGTGTATGTCAACAATCAGTTCCTTGGCCCTGACATGCCAGCCGGCACAACACCAGGAATCTGGCATGCCGTCTACGCCCGTCCCGGTCAGTACCTGTGTTGCCATGTCGTTCTAGCGTCAGGAGCGCACTGGTCAGGCTTGCCGCTTCACGCACTATCCTCCACCACTAACTTTGACCCGGATGTTGATGACTCCTCTCAGCCGTGGGGGGCTATGGGAGAACACATCGAAGCCATCCGATTGGATTACCTTGAAGGTTTAACTGTCAACGCATTTCGCGCCCAAGAAGACGGAATACACACAGGTATTGTGATTGATTGGGCTGACGGCTCAAGCAGATATCCTGCCGAACACAAGCCACTTAGCCTCATTACCACCTTTGAAGGCTACTTCCTGCTCATCCCCAACAACCATTTCACGGTCGTTGACAAACACTTCGTTAAGCCCGATGCCTACAAGCAACAGTTAAAGTTGTACAAACGTGGCGAAGAAGTGTATTGGGAAATGTAATGCAATGCTATACTCGGTCGTATGCACAGTTACGACGATTTCAAATTTGCAATTAAAGCGTCCCTTGAATCAGAGGGATTGACACGAAACGACCTTGCTTTGCGGATGGAGGAGGAGGGAATCCTACGCGCACATACAGTGCGATGCCTCCTCGGAGCACCAGGCACACGCAATGGCTCGCGAGTACCAAACTTTCGATCTGCCTTGCAAGTAGCACACGCAGCAGGGTTTGACCTCGTTCTACAAAAACGCGTATGAATACACGGATTGCCCTTATTGCTGTTAACGAATACGGAAAACGTATAGGGCAGTCACACCACAACGCACGAATACTTGACAGTGTTGTGCTGTCAATTCGTATTGCCCGTGAAGAACGCAAATTGTCGTATAACAAGTTGGCGGTGATGTTTAACCTAGGCAAGTCAACTATCCAAAAAATCTGCAACTATGAACGAAGAGCACAAATCCCTCGCGGTTACAAACGGGTCGTCCAAGTCCTTGCCGAAGAAACGCGGCCGGCCAAAGAAAGAAATCACCCCGGAAAGAATTGAATTACGGGAAGCACTTATTGCTTGGATTAGTAGCGGAAGATCGTTAAACGAATTTTGCAAACTTCACGGAAGTATCACTCGGCAAAGTGTTTACAATTGGATTGACAGTGATAAACAATTCGCTATACAATTCGCGCGCGCGAGAGATAGCGGGTGTGATGTCATTGCGGAAGACTGTCAAGCACTCGCCGACACCGAGCCAGTTGACCAAGTGCAAGCAGCCTGGAGAAGGTTGCAAGTTGACACACGCTTGCGTTTGCTAGCCAAATGGCATCCAAAGAAATACGGCGACCGCACCGCAGTTGATCACGGTGGTGGTGTCACACTTACGGTGACAACTGGTGTCCCATTAATCACATGACCGAGATCCGCATTGATTACCAACCGCGCAAGTGGCAACGAGAATGTCACATTGCTCGCAAGCGGTTTACTGTGCTGGCTCTTCACCGTCGCGCCGGCAAAACGGAACTTGCCATCATGGAACTCATTGACAAGGCCATGCGCTTTGACAAGGAACTTGGCTTGTTCTTCTACATTGCACCGTTCTTAAAGCAGGCCAAAGCCATTGCGTGGGCGCGACTTAAACAGAAGTTGTCACCGCTACTTGTTGCTAATGCCGTTGACATCAACGAAGGTGACTTGCTTGTCACTTTCAAGCACAACGGTTGCGTCATCCGGATCTTTGGTGGTGACAACCCCGATGCAATGCGCGGTGTTCGCCTTGACGGTTGCGTGATTGATGAGGTTGCCCAGGTTAAACCCGAGGTGTGGAACGACATCATTCAGCCGGCGTTGTCTGATCGTCAGGGGTGGGCAATGTTCATTGGCACACCTACGGGTGTCAACTTGTTCAGCGAGTTGTACTTCCGCGCACAGTCGTTATCAGGTTGGAACGCAGCGAAATATACCGTATACGATACTCAATCCATTGATCCGATTGAAGTTGAGCGACTGAAGCGCGACATGCCTGAAACGGCGTTCGCTCGCGAGTACCTGTGTGACTTCAGCGCGGCCGGCGACGACCAGTTGATCAGCCTTTCAGACGCTGAGATGGCAGCGAAGCGGGAATACACCGACAAAGATGTGGAAGGATCAGCGCGGATACTTGGCGTTGATCCTGCGCGGTTTGGCGATGACCGCTCGGTCATCTTCAAGCGGCAGGGTCTTGTGGCATTCCAACCACTGGTGTACCGGGGCATTGACAATATGGAGTTGGCCGCTCGCGTTGCACAGGTCATTGACGATTGGGAGCCTGATGCTGTGTTCGTTGACAGCGGAGCGGGAGCGGGTGTCATTGACAGGTTGCGGCAACTTGACTTTGACCCCATCGAAGTGCCGTTCGGTGGCAAAGCCATGCAGCCTGACCAGTTTGTCAATCGACGCACTGAGATGTGGTGGGGCATGAAGGAATGGATTGAGCAGGGTGGTGCAATACCGAATGACGTTCAGTTGAAGCAAGAGATGGCAACGCCTGTGTATTGGTTTGACCAGGCAGGCCGCAAGGTGCTTGAGTCAAAGGACGAGATCAAGAAGCGTTTGCAGGGTGGTGCGTCCCCAGACCTTGCCGATGCGCTCGCTCTCACCTTCGCTTACCCCGTTCGCCGGCGCACACTCTTTGACAAGTACAAGGTGAAGGGTGCGAAATTGAAAGAGTACGACCCGTACGCGAATTACAAGTGAGTACCCGTATTATCTATTGCAAGGGATAACTTTACGATGATCATTCGCAATGCAACGATGGACGATGTGGAGGTGCTAACGCATATGAGCAGGCAATTCCACGAATACGCGCCACATGCAGCGATGATCAACGCAACAGACGACGAATTGGCTGACGCTGTACGCGCACTTATGACGCATGGTTGTGTGCTTGTCGCTGACCTGCACGGCGAAGTCGTTGGGATGCTTGGTGCAATCATCAATCCCATTTGGTTTGCGCCCCGTGTCAAGATCGCTTGCGAACTTGCCTGGTGGGTAAACACTGAGTATCGGGGCGGTCGAGCGGGGATCATGCTTGTCAAGGCATACGAGGCGTGGGCAGCAGAACAAGGTGCAACGGTGGCAACAATGTCTTCCCTTCAGATTGACCTGAACAACGCGGTTGGCAAGTTGCTGCACAAATTGGGATACAAGGAATCAGAACACACATACGCAAGGAGACTGTAATGCCAGTATTCACGACTATTGGTGGAGCCATTCTCGGTACTTCCGGTGCAATTGCAGCCGGCGCGGGAACCGCAGCAGGTGCAGCAGCCGCAGCAACAGCGGCAACTGTCGGCGCGGCAGCAGTTGGAGCCGGCGCAGCAGCAGCGGGTGTTGGCATTTCAGCAGCATCGTCAATGATGGGGCAGCAAGC